GTAATCGATAGTGAGACAATGTGTTTGGTTTTAAATGGAACTGATTTCATATTGGAGTTCAATGGCGAACTATACGATGAAATTAAAAAGAATATAGCGATTAGAAACTTAATGAATAAAAATTAGCGGGAGTAGTAAATTAAAGTTACTCTTTACCTACTTTAGCAATAGAGTAGGTTTAACGTATTAAAAAACTATTATGCCAATACCAAACCCAACTCCAGGTGAAAATAGAACTGACTTCATTCAAAGATGTATGGAAGATGAAAAAATGAATGATGAATACGATACTCAGCAACGTTATGCAGTTTGTCAATCAGCCTGGTTAGGAACTAAAGCTGAAAAAATAAAAGTTTCATTTGATTATGATGGAACATTATCAACCGCTAAAGGAATGGAATTAGCAAAAAATGAAATTAATAAAGGAAATATTGTTTATATTATTTCAGCTCGTTCATTTAAACCTATGATGTACAACAGAGCTGATAAGTTAAATATTCCACATTCTCAAATATTTGCAACCGGAAGTAATAAAGCAAAAGTTGAAAAGATTATGGAATTAGGCATTTCAACGCATTATGATAATAATCCAGATGTAATTAAAGAATTGGGAGTAATTGGTAAATTAATATAAAATGGCAAGACCAAGCGAATATAATTTTGATTTATGTATTGAGATTTGCAATAAAATTGCGGATGGTCAAAACATTAAAACCATTTTAGAAAGCAAAGATAATTATCCCGCCTTTTCTACTTGGTGTAAATGGAAAAGAGAAAACCAAGAATTATCGAACCTGTATGTAAATTCAATACAAGACAAAAGCGAAAGTGTAGATGCTCAAATCGATGAAATTTGGGAAGGCTGTAAAAATGGTTTATATGATGCAAGTACAGCAAACGTATTAATCCAAACTTTAAAATGGAAAGCTTCTAAATATTATCCTAAAATGTTTGGCGATAAAGTGCAAACAGAACACTCCGGTGAAATCACTACAAACGTTATTAGTTTAGGTAGTGGAATAAAACCAAATGAATAAGAACCACCATTCAAATAAAATCACTATATTTGTAATATGAAAAATATAGATAACACAAATTATAAAGTTGATTTTTTAGGTAATGTTTATGGCTTGGATGGTAGAGTTTTAAAACCAGCAAAAGACAATAAAGGATATTTAAGAGTTGGTTTAACTATAAACGGAAAACTTTGCACAAAAAAAGTTCACAGATTAATAGCTCAAACATTTATAAGCAATACGTTAAACAAACCATTTGTAAATCATATAAACGGTATTAAAAACGATAATAGAGTTGAAAATCTTGAATGGGTTACTGCTAAAGAAAATACAAAACACGCTATTGACAATGGTTTATTTTACTTTAATACAAGTGAACAAAGTATAAATATTAATACTAAAAAAGGTTCATTAAATGGTATGTCTATACTAAACGAACAGGAAGTAATTGAAATTAGAAAAAAATTTAAACCTCGTAAATACACAAGAAAAATGCTATCTTTAGAATATAATGTAACCGAAAATTGTATTAAAGATATTATTATTAGAAAATCTTGGAAACATATTTAATATGCGGTTATTACTAAAACAAGAACATGCAATATATTATTTAAAAGACAGCATCACTAAAGAGATTCTCTATGGTGGCGCTGCTCGTTAACCCCTCTACTTAATTGTGGAGGGGTGAAAAAGCAGGTGGTGGCAAATCCGCTCTCGGTGTTTTATGGCTTATTGAACAATGCCAAACCTATCCTGGCACTCGTTGGCTAATGGGAAGGTCAAAGCTAAAGACATTAAAAGAAACGACTTTAAATACTTTCTTTGAACTTACATCCAATTTAAAACTATCTAATTGTTACAACTACAATAGTCAAACGGGAGTGATCACCTGGACAAATGGAAGTGAAATACTATTAAAGGATTTATATTCCTATCCCGCTGATCCAAACTTTGATAGTTTAGGTTCGTTAGAGATAACCGGAGCCTTTATAGATGAGTGCAATCAAATATCATTTAAAGCATGGCAAATAGTTACATCCAGGATAAGATATAAATTAAATGAATATAACTTGACACCAAAGATATTAGGAACTTGTAACCCTGCAAAGAACTGGACCTATTCAAAGTTTTACCTTCCTACTGCTGCCGGATCTATAACTGAAACGAGAAAGTTTATTCAATCATTGCCAACTGACAATCCTAACTTACCTTTATCATATTTAGATAGTTTACTTGCTTTGGATGAGAATAGTAAACAAAGGCTATATTATGGCAATTGGGAGTTTGACAATGATCCTGCAAGGCTTATCGATTTTGATAAGATTCAGAACATATTTACTAACGATTTTGTGGATGCCGGTGATATGTATATTAGTGCTGATATTGCTCGATACGGAAGCGATAAGATGGTTATACTTGTTTGGAGTGGATTTAGAGTTATTGAGATATTTACTTTAGACAAATCAAGTATTACCGAAACTGCTGAAGCTATCAAATCATTAATGAATAAACATCGAGTGCCATTGTCTAACGTAATTGCCGATGAAGATGGTGTTGGTGGTGGCGTTGTTGATATTGTCCGATGCAAAGGATTTGTAAATAATTCCAAAGCATTAAAAGAAGAAAATAATAATGTAGAATATCAAAACCTAAAAACGCAATGTTATTATAAATTGGCTGAACTAATCCAGGCCAACAAACTATTTATTGATTGCAATAATGCCGATGTACAAGATGTAATAACTAAAGAGTTAGAACAGGTTAAAAGGGATAAGATTGACCAAGATGGTAAACTGCGAATACTTCCAAAAGAAAAAGTAAAGGAATTGATTGGCCATTCACCTGATTACTCGGATGCTTTAGCAATGCGATTCTATTTTGACTTAAAACAAACTTTTTTTACATTCTAAAAAAAATAAATACTATTTATATTAAGTCTAAATAAAATTTATATCTTTGTATCTATAAACACTAATTTCAATGGATAGAATAGAGTTCAAACAATTAGCATATGACTTGAAAGAGTTAGACGATAGCAAAGGCGTTGTTACAGCTTATGCTAACGTTTACAATGTTAAAGACAGCGATGGTGATATTTCCGCTTATGGATCGTTTAACAAAACGGTTGCTGAAAACTTTAAACGTATTAGAGTTTTAAAGGATCATAATCCTACTATGATGATTGGTGTTCCTTTGGCTATTGATACTAAAGACAATTATGGTTTGCTAACTACTACCCAGTTCAATATGAAAAAGGATTTAGGTCGTGATATGTTTACTGATGTTAAACTTATGCATGACAGCAATCTAAATGCTGAATTAAGTATTGGGTATCGTGTAATAAGTAGAGATGCCAAAAACAAATCACTCATTACTGAATATAAATTGGCTGAATATTCATTTTTGTCAAGTTGGGCAGCAAACGAATTGAGTACAGTACAAAATATAAAAGCTATTAAATCGCATTACGGTTTAATGGAATTGATAACAAAAGCATACGATTTGGATTATTCTGATGCCAGGTTAAAACAAATCGAAACATTATTAAAAGCACTTACAGACGAGCCGTTAGAAGATGACACTCCAGAAGATGAGCCGCTTATATTAGACACGTTAAAATCATTTACAAACTCGTTAAAAATTAAATAAAAATGGACGAAAAATTATTGGCCGAATTGGCAAACATTAAAAACGGTTTAGAAACTAAAACCGCTTCAGAAGTAAAAAGCGCAATCGATGCTTTTGAAAAAAAATTAACTTCAGAAATCGTATCTACTTTCGATGCTGAATTGCAAAATGTAAAAAATTCACTTGAATTGAAATTTGCTGCTGACTTGAAAGCTGTACAAGATCACGCTGACAAATTAGATGTTAAACTTCAAGAGAAAGCAAAAGCTGATGCTAACACAAATGTTGATGACATCAAATCTTTAATTAAAGATAATGCTGAAAGAATTGCAACAGTTGGAGAAAACAACAAAATCAGATTGAAAGCTGTAGGTAATATGACTACTGCTAACTTCACTGGAGAAGAGCCAAGAGATTATAACTTTGATATAGTTAGATTCCCTTCACAAATGTTAAACGTTGCTGACTTAACAGGTAACATTAACATTAACGGTGGAACTTATACTTATACTGTAGAAGGTGCTGGAGAAGGATCAATCGGAGCAAACTGAAGGAAGTGCTAAAAACCAAAGAGATTACGACTTTACTGCTGTTGATGTTTCTACAAACTTTATTGCTGGTTTTGCTCGTTATTCTAAAAAAATGCGTAACAATCTTTCTTATATAACTTCAGCTATTCCTGACTTGTT